GGTAACAGGAACTACACCGTCTTTAAATCCGTCTAACGGCACGATACAAACATGGGCTCTGACAGCAAATTCAACCCCTACTGACGGCCTTACGGCAGGAGAGGCAATCACACTTATGATCGACGATGGCACGGCAAGAACTATTACTTGGCCAACTATGACGTGGGTAAATAATGCAGGTGCTGCACCTACATTAGCGACAACTGGCTATACAGTTGTATCACTTTGGAAAGTTAGTACAACACTATACGGCGCTCTAATAGGAAATGGAACATAATGCTCAGATCAAGTATAATCGGAGCGGCAGGTTTCGGAGGTGTCGAGCCCGCCTTTCTAGGTGATAGAGGTGTTACATCAGGCGGTTGGACAGCCGATGGCCCGACATTTTTAGATGTTATAGATTATGTATCTATACCAACAACTGGCAATTCAACAGATTTTGGTGATCTAACAATTGGACGATCTTGGGCAGCCGGTCTAGCTGGAGGTGGCCGAGGTGTTTCGCTTAGCGGACGCATTAATAATACCCCTACTCGAACAAATGTAATAGATTATATTACTATATCTACAACAGGCAATGCAACAGATTTTGGCGATCTATTGGCCGCATCCGAGGTCGGAGCGGGATCATCTGACGGTGTTCGAGGATTATACGCAGGTGGTCTCGATGCTTCTGCCTACCGCAATGAGATACAATATATCACTATAGCAACAACAGGCAACGCAACAGATTTCGGAGATACGGTATCTGTAACTGCCAACCTGACTGGCATAAGCAGTGAAACAAGGGCCCTTTTTAGTGGAGGAGTTGATACAAACTCAGGATTCGTAAACGTAATACAATATGTCACTATAGCAACAACAGGCAATGCAACAGATTTTGGCGATTTGACTGTAAGTCGCGCTTGGACAGGCGGGTTTTCGGATGGCTCTCGCGGTTGTTGGGCGGGCGGTGGTACTGATTACATCAAGAACAATGTTAATACAATAGATTACGTCACTATAGATACAACTGGGAACGCCACAGATTTTGGAGATATATTGATTGCACAAAGAGAACTGTCAGGCGCTGCAAATGATACGAGAGGAATTATAAGTGGAGGTGCAGCCTCGAACGTAATACAATATGTCACTATAGCAACAACAGGCAATGCAACAGATTTTGGCGATTTGACTGTTACCCGCGCCGAATCGGCAGGATTTTCAGGAGATTAATATGAAAAATGAAATGCAAATATTATCAACACAGTTAACAGGTACTTCATCTGCACCGCCGGCAGCAGTTAAATTAGTATCTGATAGATTACCAGAGCTAACTAAAAAGACAGATGTTTTTAATCGCAACAACAGTCAAACGACATTAAACATGATGACGTTGACAATGAACACTGGTCAGTCGCCTATGCGCCAAATTAGGCAAACTTTGGCGGAAATTGAAAAAAGGCAATCTGCTTTGGCCGAAGCGCAGGTTTCCCATGCTAAATTATTGGAAGCGCTTGATACCGTGCCTGGCACGCCGGTAGAAGAAGCCGAGCATAGACAGGCCCAGTTTAATTTGCAAAAACTAGAATCGAAAATTGGCGGATCAATAAAGGATATTGCTACATTAATTGGTGCATATGACAGGCTTGTCGAAAAGTCGGGTTTCGGAACCTGGACAGAAGAAGAATTTGAACAGAGTGAATGTAGACATCACATACGTCGCGGATTTGAACTTTTATATCATAATTTAGTAGAATCTAGCCGAGCCAAAAAAGCAACAATAGAGTATCTCACTCAATTTGGTGTGCATACTCAGGTAGCGATTCGTGAGGTTTCAGGCTATATGATGGTAGTAGAAGAACTAATCAAAAACAATAATATTCCATCCGCAGCCCATATTGAAGATTTTTTAGATGAAATGGCTGATAAATATCAACACTGCGCAAAAGAAGCAGCTCAACGAATGTTTGGAGTTGATGGTATAGCCAATCCTGATTTCATGACTACTTGGAAAAAATAATGTTACTATATGATGCAACTATAGATTTTGCTAGGCCCGCATACTCTTCGCCTACTGCGCGTACAGTGCGTATGATATACGATTCCCAAGGATACATTTCTTTGTTGCAAGGTGCAGCAGCAAGTCAAGGGGTAGAGTTGATGCTGTCTGCTAGGCCAGGTTGGTCACAAGAAACAGCAACCAATTCCAAACATCATCATCTATCGTTTATATCAAAAAATCCTGTTCCATACGCAGAATTATTCGGCACAAAAAGATTTATATTCACGTATGATAAGCCAGGTAGAGAACTATTTCTAACAACAAGATATCCTGAATGGACTTTTTTAGGATATAATGAAAACAACATTGCTACCATGGAATTAATAATACCATGATGAAAGGAATAAAAATATGCACGTAAAAGTAGTAAATGGTGAAATTGTAAAATTTCCATATAGAATGGACGACTTGAGAAAGGGGAATCCTAACACAAGTTTTCCAAGAGGATATGAGCACAATGCAGAGCTATTGGCTAACTATGATGTATATCCTGTTACGGTATTATCTCAACCATCGTTCAATGAAAAAACTCATGATATTGCCCGCGATGATATACCCACTTTAGTAAATGACGTGTGGCAAATTGGCTGGTATCAAGTGCCAAAATCAACAGAAGCAATATCCACACGAGCAAAAGCAAATAGCGACTATGCTCGAGCAGAAAGAGATAGATTTTTACGAGAATCTGATTGGACGCAATTGCCAGATTCTCCTGCCGATAGACCAGCTTGGGTAGCTTATAGACAGGAATTGCGCAACGTTACTGGCCAACCTGGTTGGCCAGATGATGTAATATGGCCAACCCCGCCGACATAACATAGGAATGAAACTAAATGTTTAAAACGATACACTACATGGCGCTAATGTCAATGGGTATACTGTCAGCAATTTATTATCTTGTAATCGGTGCTGATCCGTTATGGTGGATAGCTGCGGGCATCGCATATTTTGCCTTTTCATGTCTAGGCGTCACGATTACATTTCACCGATACCTCGCCCACAACAGTTTCAAATTTCGTTTTAAATGGTTAGAAAAGCTGTGTATACTCCTTGGCACTCTCGGAGGAACAGGAAGCGCGATTGCTTGGGTAGCTGTGCATCGCAAGCACCACCGACATAGTGATACTGACCAAGACCCGCACACGCCGATGAATGGGGTTAAGGCATTCCTTATGCCAAACTACGATCAAGATGTTAATTATCGTTTAGTGAAACGTATGCTAAAGGACCCATATCTTCACTTTATGCACAAGCACGCAGTCAAAGTATTTGCAGCTTTCTATCTTGTACTTTTTCTCTTAGGTGGTTGGCATGCAGTGGTATTCCTAGGATTCATTCCGCAAGCAGGAACTTCGCTAATGTCAGTAATCATAAGCTGGTCTACTCATACTACTGGCTATAAGAATTTTGCTATAAAAGATAACAGTCGCAACACTTGGTGGTTGACTATACTTGCCTGGGGTGAGAATTGGCACAATAACCATCACGCAAAACCGAGATTGGCGTCTTTTCAATATCGCTGGTGGGAACTTGACATTTCAGGACTCGTTATTAAACTTATTGGCAAAGATTTAGTGAAATAAACTATCAAATAAATACTTGACAAACTACTGATATCAACGTATTATTAGAGTAATGAAAGATTAATACATATGGCTTTGCCACCAACAGGTTCCCAAATTAGTATTAACCAAGTACAAAACGCTTATGGATATATTGATGAGAGTAACCGTAGTCTGAGCCAACTTGGTGACGAGCAAGCGGGTATCACAATAGGTAACCCTGTCAGTCTTTCAGCCACATTTGGAGGAGCAGGCTAATGACAATTACTAGGTTTGAATACGAAACATTTACACTATCAAACTATACAAGCACCGCATCGAAATACAAACGTATTTGTGATGATTATCATGATAACCAAGGCGTCAACCCATACAGTGCATTAATGCAAGATATGGAAAGACGATATTCAGTGTCCGAACTTGAATTGACTGACAAAGATGAACGTGATTATTGGATACATACATTGGGCAAGCAAGCTGGCATCCAATTAGTTACCAGCAGCAGAGTTGATTCAGAAACTATGATGAAATTAAGCTGTTTAGACGATGAAGGTTTTGAACAAGCTATTTTAGTATGTACAAAAATTGCTCGTGAACTTGACAGAAAAGTCAAAGCAGCAGAAAATCTATACCAAAAAGAAAATACAAGCGGGTTTTTATGAACGAACTTTCAATATGCATCCCTTGCCGTGAACAAGTCTATTCAGAATTTGCGTATAGCTTAGCTGAATTAACAGCAGAGCTAACTCATGCGGGCATTAAACACACAGTACATATGCGCAAAGGCAGCATGTTACCTGAACAGCGGGCGCATCTAGTAACTGAAGCATTAGAAATTGGGTCAAGCTACATACTCTGGCTGGATAGTGACATGACATTCCCTTCAGACATATATCAATTGCTGCGCCGTCAAGACCAAGACATTATAGCTTGTACGTACTCAACAAAAGACAACCGTAATATGTCTGTTGCGTTTAGAGAATTAAATGGTGAAGCATGTAGCGTATCGCTAATACATGGTGAAGCAGTAGAAGTTGATGCTGTAGGCATGGGCGTCATGTTGACTCGCACATCAGTGTTTAGCTACTTACCGCAACCTTGGTTCCAATTTTATTGGGATCATGATCGCAAGTATTATAATGGAGAAGATGTTTACTTCTGTGAACAAGCACGTGAAGCTGGATACAGCATACATGTAAACTTTGAAGCCAGTAATTTGATAGGACACTGCGGTACACGCCAGTATAAATTATGATCTTTTCAAGTATCCCTAGTCTAGCTGATTCTTTCCGTAAACCTTGGCCAGTTGTACGTACTGAAAATATCTACGATTACACACAAGCTGATGCATATGACACTCAATATGTCTGGTTGGTAGACAAATATGCCAAATTGGAACGGGATTTTTCTTTGAGCTGGTTGCCTGATGACAATGAAAAAGATATGTGTCATGTTTTTAAAAAGGTAAACAGTGCAGGATATGAAGTCCATCCGATTGCGGTATTGGTCCCGACAAATAGAAATCGTCGTATACAACAACGCCATCAAACGCGCCCTGCCCAGGTTGAACGCAACATATACGACATTTATGTAAAAATTGATAGAACGACTGAATCAAGAGAGCGATACAAAAAATTTACCAATCGTTGGAATCGTGTCGCTCCTCTTATCATAAATGATGAAAAGGCAATGTGCAAGAGTGTGATGCGCACTCTAAGCACAAAATATGCCTGGATAATTGAACCTGAGCAAGAATTTGAAGACGATTGGAATTTTGGGTTTTCTCCAACTGCAATGAACGCAATTTATTTAAAACCTAAGATATTTATTATGCCAAACGGCGTACGGTTATATCCTGACAAATACTTTATGGCTACAGATGAAACAGAGATCGATACTGTTACAATTGATCCACAATAGTCTTAATCTTGCTCGCAATGCGAGGATTTTGCAATACTAATTTAGCGCCTGGGTGCAGCGGCACAGGATAACGATCATAGTTGACCCAAGCATAGCCTTCACTTTCTTTATTAATATTAGGAGTGAATTCTGTTGGTACAGTAGCAAGGAACGTGTTGTATTCAAATGATTCGTCATTGCTAACCATTTTGTGTATTGGGTAAAATTTAGTTATGTCAGGTAGGAAACCAAGCTCTTCTTCAAGCTCACGCTCAATTGTTTGTACTGGCAGTTCATGGTTTTCACTGCCGCCACCCCAAAATCCCCAGTAGTTTTTATTCCTACGGTCGGGTGCTCGTAGTTGCAAAAGTATGCGTTTAGTATCTTCACTAAGAAGAATACATCCGCTAGCTTTTAGTGTCATATTGTGTCCTTAAATGTAGAGACGCCACCAGCCTTCGCGGTAGGTCCCCTCATAGCTATTCTGCCAATGTACACCAGTCCATTCGAACTGATCACCTGTAGCAGTGTTGGTAACGTATTCTGTGCCGCCATTAGCGCTTGCGTCAAAGCTGACAACCCAGCTAGTACCGTTAAATTCAATTATGTCGTTTGCATCTGCATCAATAGTGCCCCATGTTCCGCCGCTAGGAACTTCGTCTAAAACCAAATAGCGTTGTCCACTTAAAATAGCAGGCAACACACCATCACCTGGATAGTTACGTTGTGGGTTGACAATTGCATCAATATCTGTTTGAGTGTTAGTTGGAAGTGTATCAGGGTCAATTGTTACAAGCAATCTGCCTGGGTCATTTAAATCATAGTCAATCGTACCAATTACATCGTTACTAGGGTCAGTAACGTCAGCGCCCTGTCTGAGGCGGATCTGGCTGATCCCTGGGCGTACTTCGCCGTAAACATCAAATACGTCAGTTTTCCAGTTACCGCTTGCATCTATGCCACCGCTATTAAGTAGCGTAGCAAAACCGTTTTCATAACGAATCCAATAGTCCTCCAGTGTTGTAATAACATAGTCTGAATTGGCGCCTGTTAAAGCGTCTACTGTCCAAGTATCAAAATTTGTTTGATCTAATGTATGAACTTGTGTTAGGATAGTTTGGATAATGTTCATGCGTTGTACACGTACAGGTGGGTTGATATAAATTGGAATGTCAAATTGCAGCGTTGCAACATCAATAACTGTATCAGCACCGCCTGGCAAGCTGCGGCTTGACCATGTTGTTGATGTCAGCTCACAGTATGTTAGGCTAGACCAATCTAGTGCATTTTGGTTACGGTGCAGGTTGATGCCTGGATTAAACAGCACAAGTATCTGCTCAAGCAATTGAAACTTTTGATCTGTATTGCTTGTCCAAACGTCCACATTCATGCGCAACATATATGGCACAGGCTGGTAACGTGTTACATCATAGCTGTTGCCTGGCTCGTCGACATAGTCGTGAATTGCTTCATCAAACTTCTTTTCAATTACTTGCAAAGTTTCTTCAAACTGCGGGTAACGACGTAGGTCTGGATTCATTTCCAAGCTGTTGATATAGCAGCTAATAAATGGCACAGTGTTAAGCGTGTTCTCTGAATTCTCTTTTAAGATGTGACCAACTTGACGGCTCATGTCACCATAACGTGCAGGCACGGTAGAGTAAATAGGGTTGCTCTGTTCGTCCCATCCTTTTTGTACAGTAAAATTTCCGAAGATACGGATAAACTGTAGGATGTACTTGCGAATTTGTTCGTCGTAAAAATACTGAATTGTCTTATTCCTTTATTAGGCGCTGAAGTTTGCGTTCCAAATAGCGATAGTTGGTGGTAGTATGTTAGTGATGTTTTCTAGGTCTTCCTGTACACCAATTACACCTTCACCAATTAGACGAGTGTCGTCATAATCTGCACGAGGTGGAATTACTTCACTTATGTCTTGTCTGCTTGGATAGAAAATGCCGCTTGCAACATCTTCAGTAGTGTTATTTACGAAGGTTGACGCGTTAAAGGTTCTGTCGCTCCAGGTACGGTCATCAATATTGTCATATAGTCTAACCCAACGTGAGTCACGATATACAAAGAGACGGTTTGGCTGGAAATCTGTACGTATAAAGAAGTTACCTTGGTTAGGCTGTGACGGAAAGTTTCCGCCTGTGTCTATTGTTTCGCCTGCATCCCATGAGAAACCTTCAGCATCTACATAGTTGTGCAAATGTGTAGTAAGTGCAGTGCCGCCCCCAATTGGGTCGTCCTGCGTTGCACTATCAACAATCGCATTAGTTATGTCCATTTCAGCGCTGAATGTACTAAAGATATTAGCCATGCTGCCATCGTCAGCGCCCTGCCCTAAAATACCATCAAACTCTTGGCTATCAGTAATTGGCTCAAGCTTAACACGCCAAATATGCGGCCACCAACTAGCACTAAAACCTTCACCGCCCTTATTACCATCGCCTACAGCATAGAACTTGGGGATAGGAGGTGTGTCGTCACTTAGTCCATAATTGTCAATTAAATGCGGTAGCTCAATAACGTCGCCACTCATAAGCTTGCGCCCTAGCAGCTCGACCATTTCATTAAGGTGAAATGTCATATAAAGCGTATCGTTTGTCAAAAACAAACCAAATTGGGTAAGGTCAAAGTCGTTATCGCTAACGTTATATACGCCACGCATGTCATACACATTCATATCATACTTGCGGTCACGGTTCTCTAGTAGCAGTAAGTCTTGTATAGTGGTTTCGTTTATAATATCGTCATACGCTGGCTGTGTAGGATCATCTAAATTAGGTGCGTCCTCAGGTCCAATATATTTGTGTACTAATGCGCCAACGCCACCAATATGAAATTGCTCACGAATTGTACGGTCAAAGAACCGATAATCGTTCGTTTTGTTGGGGCTCCACATACTGATTCTTGGCATTGAAATTCCTTTCTAGTATTTATGGTATCAGGATAAATATAGACAGTAGGAGTATAATGATGACGCGCAGCAAAATCACAAAAGAAATTGAGCTAAGATTAGGTGGACAGATGGTTGATGTTGAACTTGACCCTGAGCACTACGAGTTAGCAATTGATAAGGCGTTAGAGAAGTACCGCCAACGTGCAGAAAATGCAGTAGAAGAAAAGTTTGTTGACCTTGAAATTGTAGCGGAACAAAACATTTACACATTGCCTGACGAGATTATTGACATCAGGGACATTTACCAGCGTTCAACTGGCGGCATCCTTAATCAAGGTGTAGAATTTGAACCATTCGGTGCACAGTATATGAACACGTTCTTAGGTCCACTAGCTAGCGGCCAAAGCGGCGGACTTGCTACATATGAATTTTTACAACAGCATTTGGAATTAGTTGGTAGAATGTTTGGTTACGAGTTTCAATATACATGGAACCGCACAAAGCATCAGCTTCTAATTCACCGCCGTCCACGACGCGAACTAACAGTCTACCTACATTGTTACGCATACCGTGAAGAACTTGACTTATTTGCTGACCACCGCGCATATCCTTGGATCAAAGATTATTCTCTGGCACAAAGCAAATTGATGCTCGGTGAAGCACGTGGCAAATACGCTACTGTGGCTGGCCCACAAGGTGGTACTACATTGAACGGCGAACAGCTTAAAGCAGACGCACTCAACGAACTTGCACAGCTTGAAGACGATATCAAAATGTACAGAGATGGAAGTGCAGGGTTAGGAATTATCATCGGATGATTACTTGCTTGTCTGGTAAAGAGCTAATGCTGTTTTTACAGTTCATACTTGTTGAACCAACAATGTTGGACAACGGAAACGCTTTGATGTTCCCAGGAACTAGCACACCAGCCGTACATATTTGGCATTTAACAGACGAAGTAGCTATGGACGGTTACTATATCTGGTGCTATGACGGAAATACTTCAGACTCAGAGTAAATAAGTATTGACAACCAAGGCGTATTACTTTATAGTCAAGTAGTAAGCAATGGAGATTTTGATATGAAAACCGATGTTTTTGATGAGCAGATGCTCAACGCAGAAGACGTACAGCGATTTGTTTTTGCTGGTCGCGCACTGTTCACCATTGTCAGCAAAGTGACTGGCAATCGTTTTACCTACAAAGTTAAAGCACCGCGCAGCGATAAAGACAAGCGTATCATGTTTGTTAATGTACTCAGCGGTCCTGACAATGTTTCCAACTATAGCTATTTAGGATACCTTCTCAAGAAAAACCGCAACGAGTTGATCCCTGGCGCCAAAGGCCACCCAGATGCTGACAGCTTTGTTGCACTTAACTGGCTTGTTGGTAAGTTGGCTGCTGGTAAGTTGCCAGACACTGTTGAGTTTTACCACGCTGGTAAATGCGGATGCTGTGGGCGCACACTTACTGTGCCAGAAAGCATTGTAACTGGACTTGGTCCAGTTTGTGCAGGACGCATGGAATAAATTTAAAAATGTTGAAATAGTTGTTGACAACCAAGACGCTTTACTGTATAAAGTAAGAGTAAGCAAAGAGGATAACACAATGAACACCACAGACATGACACTTGATAATGCAGTTGACTTTCTTGTTGAAGCGATCAAAGAAGATTACTTGACTTATACGCTGCACGGCAAAGCCGAGCCAAGCCCTGTAAACGTAAAAATGATTGCAGAGTTTAACGAAAGCTTCAGCCTAGTGCGCGGCAGCAAGTACATCAAAATTGTTAAAAACGGCAGCGTTTGGGGCTTTATTGTTGCTACTGAAAAGGACAAGCAATTCCGCAAAGGCGACATCCTTAAAGCTGCTGGTTGGGCAGCACCTGCGCGTAACAAAGCACGTGGTAACGTCCTAGACGGCGGTTACAGCATTGCTTGGACTGGCCCACATTACCTTTAAAGGAAACGGCATGAAAATTGATCAAGAAACTTGGGACGAGGCTCGTGTCGTATTCTTCAAAATTTTGAATGATTGGGAAAAACAAGACCCCCATATCAAAGCCCAAATGAAAACGATGGGCGAGACTATCATGTTTGACATGACACGTCTCAACAAGGAAAACCAAAATGACACGTGATATAAATCCTTGGGTTGATTCACCGTCAACCCAAGAACTGCGAAATCAATGTCTGTATCTTGTAAAAGAACTTGACACGTGGGGTATCCGCCCATTCTATAAAGAGCGAAAGAAGCTTGACAAGACGATCAGATATTCGTATAATGAAAAACGATTGCTTTATATTCATACGAAGTTGCAAAATACATTGGATAAAGCAATGATGAAGAAATTGTCTGAAGGACTGTAACAATGGCTAAGAAGATCCGCACACCGCAAATGCCTAAGCAACGCAATTATGCGGCTGCACTTGTGCGCGATCCTAACGGCCCATTCCGTCCTAAGACAATCCCTAACAAGCGTGACGCTGTTATTCCGCGCAAGCGCAAGCACAAGGGCCGTGACAATGACAGCTGATGAACTCAGAGACTTGTTGAGAGAAATACACAGAGAAGCGCGAGATGCTGATGTTGTCGCCATACATGGATATGAATGCGCCATGGCTCGTGGCGTGATATATTCATATTTTGTATCTTTATGGGATGCACTGCCAGAAGATGATTTTCTTAAAAATTATGTCCCTGAAAAACTAGCTGAGGATCTTGATGCCATCAAACAGCGGGCAGTAATGAAGAAGCTAGAATCATGATAACAGATAAACAAAACCGAATTGACCTGTTGCGTATGGCAGAAAAACGAGCAGCAGCCACCCGACTTTTAAAAGAGTGGAAGGCATGGCACAGAGAAACTGATGGTTCAGAATCAACTACGTTGCTAGTTTTAACTTTAGGTATGTTACGTACCATTGAACGCGGTACTGAAAAAGATGTCGATTACTTGATTGATACTCTAGAAGACCGCAATCAAAAAGCACTGATGAAAAAATTAAGTTCTTGATTTTATTGACAAAATGTGTTATAGTGATAAACACATGGAGCAATAATGACAAGAAAAATAATTGGAATATGTGGCTTTATCGGAAGTGGTAAAGGCACAGTGGGCGACATCCTCGTCGAGGAATATGGTTATACTAAACTTAGCTATGCAGATCGTCTTAAAGACGTAGCAGCTATAATGTTTAGTTGGGATCGCGCGTTGATTGAAGGCGACACTGTTGAAGGTCGCCAATGGCGAGACACACCAGATGAATGGTGGTCAAACGAACTTGGATATGATTTAACGCCGCGGCTAGTAATGCAGCGCGTCGGAACTGATTGTATGCGCCAAGGATTAGATGATCGAGTCTGGACTCTTATTGTCAAGCAAACGTTACAAGCAAACCCTGATACAAACTACGTGATACCCGACGTCCGCTTTTTTAACGAGCGCGATCTTGTGCGTGAAATGGGCGGCCAGGTTTGGAGAGTCAAACAAGGCAATGATCCTGAATGGGTTTCATCAGCAATTTCTGACAATCGTTACGATACGTCTTGGATGGAAGACCATCCAGAAATTCACCAAAGTGAATGGCGTTGGCTTGATCATGCATCAGAATTTGACCGCACTATTCCAAATGATAGTGGAATTGCAGAACTCAAAGCAGAAGTTGACAAGGCAATTAAATAAGTTATCTACGTAGTTATCTGCGTAACCACCCAAGATAAGTAGCCACCAAATAAATACTGGCAGAGTATATACAAGCTTTGACAGGAGATAAAACATGGCTACACTAGTATCACCAGGCGTAGACGTCACAGTAACAGACGAAAGCGCTTACGCAAGCCCAGGAACGGGCACAATTCCTCTCGTTGTCGTTGCTACAGCACAAGATAAAACAGATCCAACAGGCACAGAAACTGATGGCATCGCAAAATACACCAAGTCAGCAAATGCTGGTCTTGTTGTGCCTGTAACATCACAACGTGAATTAACACAATTTTTTGGAGATCCAACATTTGCAAGCACTGAAGGTGCTGAGACAAGTGAATATGGTCTTCTTGCAGCATATAGCTACCTAGGACAAGGCTCACAAGCTTATATCGTCCGCGCTGACATTGACCTTGCAGAACTAACTGCACAAGACACAGCACCAACAGGTCCAGCAAATGGTAACCAGTTTTGGATAGACACAGATGCTAGCTCTTTTGGACTTCACGTTTGGAATGGTTCAGCATGGGTCCTACAAACTGTATCAGTTGAAATTGACTTAGCCGCAGCAATTGGCGAAGTCACTGCCCCATCAACATTTGTACCAACTACCGCAGTAGGCGCAGATGGCGACTATCTAGTTGCTGTTCTTAATGATGCAGGCGTAACTGGAACTACAATTGGTTATTTCCGTTCAGACGGTGTTGCATGGTTTGCAGTTAACCAGACACAGGCAACAGCTACTGCCCTAGGTGCAGCCGCTACAGTAACTTATGCAGCACACTATAGCACACCAGCTACACCAGTAGTAGGTGATATTTGGGTTAAAGTTACTCAGCCAGGCAACGGTCTAAACCTTGTTGTTTATCAATCAAACAGCCTAGGCGTATTTGGTCTAGTTGAAGTTGAAGGTGTTACACTTGACGGTGGTACAACTTACATTGCACAAGATATTCCAAGTGCAACCAATATTGTAGCAACAATGACAGACGGCAATTTGTCACTTAACTTTACCGCAGCGGCAGCAAGTAGTGGTTTTGGACTTGAAGAAATTGTTAACGGCGCACCTGCAATCATCGCAGCAGAAGTATACGCACAAACTGACGAGCCAGTTGGTACGCCAACAGCAGGCGCACTTTGGTATGACTCAACACTTTCAGCACTTGATCTTTACATTAACGCAAGTGGTGATTGGGAAAAAATCGCAGCCGCAGACATCACATACTCAACAACTGAACCAACTGGTACGCCAACAGCAGGTGACATTTGGGTAGAGACTGATGGAACTGAAGGCGAGTATCCAAAGATTTACCGTTATATCGGTTCAACCTGGACACTATATGACAACACAGACCAAAGCACTGAACGTGGTGTAGTATTTGCTGATTTGACAGCAGACACTGGTGTTACAGCAGGCGGCACAAGCTACGATGCAAACAGCCTAGGCTTTGACTCAGCACCAGATCCAGCACTATATCCAACAGATATGCTAGCAGTTAACATGGCTCTAAGCCAAGGTACTGTTCGTGTATATACAACTGGCATCCCAGTAAACAGTGGTGCAGCAACAGTTGATGCATGGATTAATGCAGCAGGCAACCGCGCAGACGGAAGCGGCCTATTTGGACGCCAAGCACAGCGCAAAGTTATCAGCGTTGCAATGCAGGCAGCAGTATCAGGTAACGAAGACCTACGTGATCCGTCACGTAACTTTACGCTACTTTGTGCGCCTAACTTCCCAGAGCTTACAGATGAACTTGTAAACTTGAATGCAGACCGTGGCGAAACAGGATTTATCATTATTGATACTCCAATGCGTCTCACACCAACCGAAGCTACAAGCTGGGTTCTTGGTGTTGGTGCAACAGAGAATGGTGATGAAGGTCTTGTTACAAAGAACACTTACTCAGCAGTATACTACCCAGCGGGACGTTCAACAACACCTGCAGGTAACACTGTTACCGTTCCGGCAAGTCACATGGTACTTTACACCTACGCTTACAACGACAACATCAGCTACCCATGGTTTGCACCAGCAGGCCTAACACGCGGTGTTATCCAAAATGGTAGCGCAGTTGGTTATATTACTAGCGAAGGCGAGTTTAAGGCAGTATCACTAAGCCAAGGCCAGCGTGATGCAGCATATGTTAACAAGCTGAACCCAATTGCTAACTTCCCACTAGAAGGTGTAGTTGTGTTTGGTCAGAAGACATTGCACCCAGTGTCAAGCGCATTGGATCGTGTAAACGTAGCACGCCTAGTTGCTTACTTGCGTGAACGCTTTGATGAGATTGCTCGTCCACTATTGTTTGAACAGAACGACAAGTTGACACGTGATCGCGCACAGCGCATCTTTGAAGCCTTCCTAAGCGACTTGCTAACTAAGCGAGCACTTACAGACTTTGCAGTTGTTTGTGACGAATCAAACAATACGCCAATCAGAATTGACCGCAATGAACTATACATTGACATTGCGATTGCTCCTACAAAGAGCGTAGAATTTATCTACATTCCGATCCGTATTGTTAACACAGGCGCACTATAAACTAATAGATAAGGGCGGGGAAATTCCCCGCCCTAGTCATGACTAGTAGAATGTGTTTGGCACTAACCACGGGCATTACTACGACTCAAAAATGCATCCATGCAATCGGTGATTACAATGCAATCTAAATACCCACCCAGCTTTCTTATTAGGCCGTTCAATGCTCTTAGTGGGCCCAGTGTCTCTGAAGAGTTTCACGGGTTGCTAGTCATTATGGTTAGCCAAAAAAGGCGACACCATATACGTTGATGAAATCAACCACCTGCAAAGTGGCCATGATCACGAGGTTTTCAAAGTTAGTCATATTATTCTCCTTCTACAGCGTTATTAAATGATTCGATGAGGTCAACAAAATCTCCGAATAGGTTGATGACTTCTGTAATGCCACTTGAGTGGCCATCTTCCCAAGCTTTTGTGAACACTACTTGAGTTTGGGCTGATGTCAAGTCAAAATTTCGGCCTAGGTCTTCCATAAGGTCATCCCTGCGCCCGCGCACTTCTGCACGATAAGCGACCATATCAGCACGATATTCAACATCACGTTCTTGATATGCTTCCATACGGTCAGCAAAATCACGCATATTCTGTGGATCATTGCGGTCAAACGACCCTGGCTTTGATGGACGGATCGGAAATTCAAGATCAACGCCGTTGTAATAGTCAATTGATTTCATAGTGTGTCTCCTTAAGAAACAAGTGTTACAATGTATTGGTCAGTGTAAGGCATCAAACAAAATGAGCCACTACGCTTGGTTGTGGTTTTTGCCACACACTGCAATTCTGTGTCATATGCAGTACGAATAATGTCAAACACACGGACAGCAAAGCATTCAGGCACATTCAGGCCAGTAGCCATCTCACCTAAAAATGCGTCAATGCCGCGATACTCGAGGTCTGACAGGATATCTTCATCAGTTACAGTTCGTGTCATTTTCAACTCCTTATGCATCGTGCCATGCAGTTGCAATTTCATCTGCGTCATAACCCACATCAGGGTAATCATCAACAAACATATACGCAACTTCAATAGCAGTCATAGGTCGCGGCATCATGCCCCAATATTCATTAAATCGGGTAAGAATTTCATCCATGTCCATCATAGTGTCTCCTTTACTTACTCCTATGTTATACAGTAAGGCGTTTAGGGTGTCAAGAAAAAAATGGCGTTTTGGATAAATACTTACAGCAGAGCGCATACTAAGGAGATAGATGAATGGCAGTTCTAGACAAATTAAGTGTACCAACAACCACTGAACAACAGGGTACGTTGATGCCAAAACTACAATATCGTTTCCGCGTAAACTTTCTCAGAATGGGTGCAGGCGATACATCAGTTGCAACACAAAACGTTGTAAGTGTAACACGCCCTAACATGACACATGATGAAGTGCTTGTAGATACATATAACTCACGCATTTACCTAGCTGGTAAGCATACGTGGGAACCAGTTACAATCGAGCTACGTGACGATATTACATCAGCAACTAGCACACTGTTTGACCAGCAAGTTGCACGTCAAATTGACATGGCAAACCAAAGTTCAGTACAGGCAGGCACAAGCTACAAGTTTGAATGTGTTATCCAGAACTTGAACGGTGGTAACCCTGACCCAGTAGTCCTAGACGAATGGGAATTGAGTGGTTGCTACATTTCAAACTTGACATACAATGAGACAAACTATGCAAGCGGTGGTGAATACCAGACCATTAGCGTAACACTTCGTTACGACAATGCACGTCACGGTGTTGTTGATAGTGGTATTACTGATACTCTAAGCAACCCAGTATTCAACGGCGATACAAACGCAGATACTAACGCGACAACCTAATTTAGGATAGCAATGGCAATTACTAATTTTGCAGCAGAGGAATTTGGCAAAGGTGGCGGTGGCATTTTGGTGCCACGCCAAAAGTTTAACTTTACGTTGATACTAGAGCGATTTGATCGCCCTAGTATCGTTTTTACTCGTGTCAGCAGTGTATCAGCAGCTAGCTATAGTGTAGACACACAATTAATGAATCAATACAATAAAAAGAGAGTGGTACAAACCCGTCTCAATTATGAACCAATTACGGTGTCATTTTACGATACATTCGATAGTGAATGGCACACCCTAATGCGTGACTATCTGTCGCATTACTTCAACGGCGGAAAAGGTATCGATCAACGTATATCACGAGAAGGCAGCAGCACAGTCGACCCAAACTTTGAAACTGACCTAGGATTTACACCAAACGCTGATCGATACTTTTTCCCTCGTATTGTAATTAATCAAAATGGACACGCAGGTCTCTCACGTGACACGATTTTGATTAATCCTACTATCACCAATATCCAAGGTGATACACTAGATTACAGTGACAGCAACCCTGTTATGTACAGTGTAACATTCCAGCCTGAAAGCATACAGGTTAATGAGACTGGCGGCTCAGGTGGCAGCGCGTCAAGACAGTCGTCAACAGGACAAACGACACGAACCGAAACGTTTGCAGGAACACTCACTGCCCCACAAGCGGTACTTGACTTTATAAACAATACATAAATATCGTTATGGGAAACTATCAACAAGGCAACTATCAACCAAAGAATACTGAAAAGTACATAGGCAAGCACATTCCTAAGTACAGGTCAGGTTGGGAATTGCAGTTTATGCGTATGTGCGACAATCACCCCTCAATATTAGCATGGGCAAGTGAAAGCCACAAAATTCCTTATATCAACCCTATTACTGGTAAACGTGCAAACTATATACCAGATTTCTTTGTTGTTTACATGGATAAAGAAGGCAAAAAACATGCAGAGTTGGTTGAAGTTAAACCAAGCGGGCAAATGGCAGGCAATGCTAAAGGCCAGTATGACCAAGCGATGGCAGTCATAAATGAAGCAAAATGGAATTATGCACGACAATGGTGCAGACAGCAAGGCATTGGATTTCGTATCGTAACTGAGAAAGAAATATTCAATAAGCCGCAAAAAGCTCGTCCGCAAAAGAAAGCTAAATTCCCCAAAAGGATAAAACGATGAGCAAATTACCAGACACATGTAAAGATTGCGCTGAATACGGATCTGAGATCTGCAAAGAGTGCCAAAAAGAAATATTGAAGAAGCAAGATGCGCCTAAATGAAATAAATGAAATGCAGATAGACGAAATTAGTGTGATGTCTAGCTGGATTGCTGATTTAGACTATGAAGAAGGCGCAGTCAATTTGACGTTAAACAACGGCCGCAGATACAGAGTTCTTGGCGTCCCTGAGGGAATGTTTAGGCAATGGGTCAAAGCACCTAGTAAAGGTAAGTATTGGCACAGCGATATTCGTGGTAATTATAGAGTAAGTAGAATATGAAATTAATTTATGCAATTATAGCATTTATGTTGATTGCAACATCAGCATTTGCAGCAGAACGTGAGAGTTATTACTCAGATCTAGTATGCAGTCAAGAGTATAAAGGCACAACAAAATGGTTGCAGTCTGGACTTAGACCAGACTGCCAAACAACATTTGCCATAATGGAATTTGACTGGGCAACACAAACAAAGTTATATGAGTGTATTGGACAAAGTCTTATATATGCAAATGAGGCAAACAAGCTTCCAGTTTGCGTATTGTTAGCAAGAAATGACGAAGAACTAGCATTTGCAAATAGCCAGGACCTCACCCCATTTGGAATTGTGCTTAAAGTGATAGATACACGACTATGGGACCAATAAGGAATCAACATGACACGTAAACTAGAAGAAACATTTAATCTACCGCCGATGAATCTACCAGAAATTGATGATAGTGAAGTAGAAGAAATTAGCTACTATTCTCAAGAAGATATGAATCAGATTATGGAGAGAGCAGACAAAATAGATGCTGCCTTACCGCAAGTCAGCGGGCTAGACAACGTTGATGTTGACTATGACGAGTATGCACGTAAGGCAATTGATACATTTGATGAACTAGTTGAACTAGGCAAAAATGTCGAAGATCGCCACGCAGCAGATATTTTTAATGCAGCTAGCAGCATGATGGGTAACGCAATTACCGCTAAAACTAATAAAGCACAAAAGAAGCTTGATGTAATCAAACTACAGATTCAGAAAGCTAAGTTAGAGCATGAAAACGAAAAGCTTGACTATCTCAAGCAACGTCACCTCAAAACGCCAGAAGGTGGTGATGTTCAAGAGACTGAAGGCCATATTATCTCAACTCGCAATGACATGTTGAATGACATTCTTGCAGGCATAAAAAGAGACAGTGATGCATAAATACAATATAAGCAGGAGACTCCTATGAACAAGAAACTAGGGCAATATTTGGCAGAAAATGAAGCGGTACATGAATTTCGTGTAAAAATCGCTATGGAGCCAACAGACACGCAGCTCGACGCAATGGAGTTGCACCTACGCAAATATGATGGATTTGACATTGGCACCCCACAAAAAACAATTATCCAGCGCAACCCGCGCGATTTCCGCAGCATTGATGCAGCAGAAGTTTACATGATTGACTTTAAAACACGCCAACCAGCGAGTCCACTTACATTGCTAGCTGAATTAACACAAAAAATGGGCATACATGAGCGCTTCATTATTGTACGCAATAAGCTAGAGCCTCTGCATATTGAAGATGAAGCAGAAGAAATGCCTGAAGAAGATTATAAGCCACGTATTGGTGATGATGAATATTCCGAAGCTGAAAAAGTAAACGCAGATGATTTTTATGGCGAGAAGTTCAAAGCTTCATTCATTAAAGAGATCGCCGCAGACCGTGCAGAGCACCTAAAGAAAGTAGAGAACTAAAATGGATAAAAAAGAACTCGAAAGACTTCGCGTACTTGCAGGTAACACACCAGCTGTGAAAAAAGAGACAACTGATACTAATAAGACAGTGCAAACTATTATGGAAACATATGTTCCTGTTGTTTATGAGGGCGAAGCAGAAGAAAAAGCTAAGCAAGCTGCATTTGACAAAGCAGATGAGACTCGCAGCAAAAAAGTATCGCTAAAGAAAGCGCCATGGGACGAGTCAGTAAATGAGTCAGATGATGATGATGAAGACGATGACGACGAAGAACTGAATCGCTATGGTGGCGGCGGCTGGGGAGGGCGGTTTGTCGATGATGATGAAGAGCTTGACGAGTCAGCTGATGGTCGTCCTTATGTTTGTGTCCATGCTAAAAAAGGCATGACAGAAGTAACTGCTACTTCTAGTTATGGCGCTGCACAAAAAGCCGCTGCAAAGTGGGGATTGAAATCTACGTCTGGTATTGACGCACATCTAGCAGATGTTACACACACTGCAACGGAGTCAGCCAAAGAGCCAAAAAATGAGCAACAGCAAATGCGTGAATGGGCAAACTCTGTTTATAAGCAGTATGATGATCGTGGTCATTATCAAGAGCAGCCAGAAGGCGAAACAGTTGATCTCAGCCTACGTCGTTATGTTAATGCTAAAGCAATGCCTGTCCGCATTGAAGAATCAATTAAGCCTTCAACCCTTGCAAAAGCCTACCGTAAATTCAAAGGTAAGTAAATGGCGGTAAATACTGACTTAGTTAAACGCCCGTATACAACGGAGCGTATGAGTCAAAATGAACTTAGAGAATTGGCTCTTTGTTCTGTCAACCCTTTGTATTTTATCCGCAACTATTGCTACATTCAGCACCCTACTAAAGGTAGGATGGCATTTGAATTGTTTGACTATCAAGAAGGTCTTGTAAATTCATACAACGATTTCCGGTATTCAATCAGTCTACTATCACGTCAAACTGGTAAGTCCACCTGCGCCGCGGCATACTTACTTTGGTTTGCGATGTTTAAGCCAGACAGCACAATCCTAGTTGCAGCACACAAGCGTGATGGTGCAAACGAAATTATGACACGTCTACGTTATATGTATGAGAGTTGCCCAGACTTTATTCGTGCTGGGGCAACAGAGTACAACAAAGGTAGCATTACATTTGATAACGGCAGCAAAATTATTGCGCAAGCTACAACTGAAAATACTGGACGTGGTCTAGCACTTTCACTTGTGTATTTGGACGAATTTGCATTTGTCCCTCCGCGTGTTGCAGAAGAGTTTTGGACATCTATCTCACCAACATTGTCAACTGGTGGTAAGTGTATTATTACATCAACCCCTAACCAAGACGATGACCAATTTGCACGTATTTGGAAACAAGCTAACAAGCGTGTTGATGAGTATGGTAACGAAACAGATATAGGTGTGAACGGATTCCGTCCTTACCTAGTTAAATGGGACAAGCACCCAGATCGCGACCAAGCATGGGCAGATGAAGAACGCGCCAAGATTGGTGACGAGCGTTTCCGCCGTGAGCATGAATGTGAATTCATTGCGTTTGACGAAACACTAATCAACAGCATTTACCTAAGTGAAATGGATCTTGGTATGGAGCCAATGCGCAAAGTTGGACAAATACGTTGGTACGATAAGATCCGCGATGATCAAACATACCTAGTAGCCCTTGATCCTAGTTTAGGAACAGGTGGTGACCCGTCTGCTATACAAGTATATGCGATTCCGGGTATGCGACAAGTTGGCGAGTGGCAACATAACAAAACACCAATACAGATGCAAATTAAAATCCTAAAGAATATTCTGGAAGAAATTGAAGAAGCTGCCCCAAATAGTGAAATCTATTACAGTGTAGAAAACAATACACTTGGTGAAGCTGCACTTATCTCACTCTCTGAGATGGGCGAGGAGAACATTCCTGGCATATTCCTAAGTGAACCAAAGAAAAAAGGTAACGGCCGCCGCTTTAGAAAAGGGTTTACTACTACTAATTCAACAAAGCTATCAGCCTGCGCAAAACTAAAACGTTGGATAGAAGAAGATAGTATGAAAGTTCGCAGCAAGAACCTTATACGTGAACTTAAAACATTCATTGCACACGGTAATAGTTACAAAGCTAAAGAAGGCGAAACTGACGATCTAGTTATGTCAACCATCTTAGCTGTTCGTATGGCTATGCAAGTTGCCAAGTATGATCCTGATGCATTTGATGATTTAAAAGACAGCTTTGACGATAGCGAACTGCGCAGACCAATGCCAGTTGGAATTTTATAAAGGTATAAATACTAGCATGACAAAATCAGTAGATCATATTGCAGAACAATTATTTAAGGTACTTACAGGTACTGGTGTAGGCGGGAGTTCTAACAAACTCGTGTTGTTTACTGATGATGGGAAAAAGACAACAAACCCAACAGAAGCTCGTCGCTTTTACTTAAAAAATATTCAGATGATGGTCAACTATGTTGTAGACGAGACTACTAATGAAATAGTAGTGAACCTAAGCAAAGACACAGACATTAAAGGCGTTAAGTCATTACTATCATCAATCCGCAACTTAGCCAACCGTCATATTATTGAGTATACGGTCAAGACATTTGGTAAATCAATAGAACCAAGGGACTTCGCATACATGGCAAAAAATAAAGTACAAGAGTCGTCACAATTAAATGCTAGACAATTAACAGTATTAACAGATATTGTTAACAAATATATTATGGCACCTGGAAGTGAAACCCGCCGGGCATTCTATGCATTAAAAAAACAAGGCCTTATTGAGCCATTTGTTAAGGATGGTAAGGTCCGTAAGGGTTATATTGCAACTGATGCTGGTAAAGATCTTGTGACTACACATTCAAAAGTACAAGAAGGAGTAGCAGGCACAGTATCAAAGAGTAAAATCGGCTGGTTTGCAACAAACTTAAATGGCAAGCTTAAATCATTCAGAAACGAAGAACAAGCCCGCAGCTTTGCTAGCACAGGCAAGTCACGCGAAACAAGGGACAAAGAAGCAATGGTAAAAAATGAATCAGCGTACACAAACGCGCCAGCTGAAATGAAAGTATCATACGATTACAGTGACGACTTTTATATGCTAAGACTATACGTAAACGGTGAGCTAGTTGGTGAAGATGACGGCTATCCAGGCATGAATGGAACATTGACAGCACCAATAGAAGAACTTGCGGCTAAACACGGCGTTGATATAGAAGAATTAGTTCTAGTTGCAACAGATGATAATCTACAACCTGAAGGCGAAATAGGCAAGTTGGTAAATGGCAAAATTTCTTGGAACGTTAAAGAAGAATCAGCATATGATACAGCAATGAATGAAGTTGAGCGGATTAATGAATTGACACCAAAGCAAAAAGCAATGAAGCAAGGCGCAATAACTTCTCCAAACGCAGGCATAAGCGCGAAATTTGGATTGATGGGCGAACCTATGACTTCGCAGAAACTTAAAAAACAAGGGCCAAAGAACCCTGATCATGACCGAGCAGAAAAATTAATTAAGAATGGACCGAGAGGAACTGCCACTGCATATGATAAGGGCGTTAAGCAACGCTATGCCCAAAAATGGGGGAAAAACACAAACACCCCCTTGTCACAAGTTAAGAGCGACCGTTTCGATCTTGAAGATAGAATGGACCAAAAACACGGGTACAAGTCTAGAAGGATGCGTGGCCCAATCAACAAACTTCCAGAAGGCGTAAACGAAGGCTTTAGCGGCTGGACTGGTTCTGCACGTAAGAGTGTAAACCAACTAGAAAGCGCACGTATTATTGTTAAGCACAAGCGCACTGTCG